GTTGAAAGAATCGACTGCAATGTTTCCCATGCCGAACGAAAAACGCTGCACAGAGTCATCAGGGAAATCCGTGATGCAGGTAAAGCGCGATCCCATCTGCACCACCTGGCCCCGGCCCAGCATGCCGACAACATCCAAGGCGCGCTTTAAATTCGTGATGTCATCAAAATAGATATTGCAGGTAAGGCTGTTTGCCGTACAATTTGCGGCCCAGGCTTCAAAGGCGTCATACTCGATTCTTTCAGCATCCACACCCCCGCCGTTTAATGCGTTGTGCAAAAGAAAATAACAAACCCAGGCAGGGTTATCAGCGGGCATATCAACAAGGGCCCCGCCGTCAATGCCGTTTTCGGGAATGGGTATGGTGGATCTTTCAACATCGCAGCTAACCCGGGGCTGGCTTCCGGAAAGCTGGTCTGTTGCAAGGGCGCGCACGCCTAAAATTGCAGTGTACGGATATGAAAACGGGTCTTCAACAATATGCTGATGATAATCCACCCGCACTTCGGTTCCGTACCTGTTGCCGTCTGGCGGCTCGGATGCAAAGCGGAACCGGTATTCATACTGTGCCTTGCCATCATATGGCTGCAGGCACTCAAACCACCAGCGTTTTGTGTCGTTCTGACCTGCCGTTAAGGCTGCTGGAGTAGTGTAGCGATAGTTTTCAACGCCTGCTGGCACCGGATCGCCGGACACGGTAAGCTCACAGACGAAAGTAAAGCTTGAATTATAGAATGAATCCATGGTTTGACGCACGGTTGTCCGCACAAATTCTATATTGTGGGTCAACCATGTTCCAGGGGAAGACGGAGATTCAGTCTGAAGAACCACACTGGAGTCCAGCATGCCCTTTGAAAATTGCTGATATAAAAATACATCAGCAATATGTATAAACGAATTGCCCGACCCAAAAACCACATTGCCTGAATCTAAAATAGCCCCGTCGCCATCATGATACCCAGCAAGCCCTACCCATGGTCGCCAAGAAGTATCCCCGATTTTGCGGTATTGCATTTCGAGCTGCAAAGTGATTTCGTCAAGGCCGCCTTTGTCATTTGCGTAATAAAGCCCTCGCGGGGCCGCCAGACCCACCCCGAAACGGTCAACGGCCTGGGATAGTTGTCTGGTGGACCATTCTGCAGTAATAGGGATGTTTACCAGCTCATCTGTGCGCTGATCATTGAAAAACCATACCGATGGCTGGTCTTGCAGCCCGGCCCTGGAATCAATAAATATATTTTCATAATTATCAACAGGCTGATCATTGATATGGATATTATCAATGGACGGATAAATTACCTGCCCGGAAGCTCCAGATTCTAATTGAGCTGCTTTTTCTGTGTAATCAACCTCGTGACCACACACGGCAAAAAGCATGTTAAGATACTGCTTATCTCCCACACTTTCCACATACCGGGCAATCATAGGCGGCACCACCCGGTGCTTTCCAAACAACACAGGTATTGCCCTGCCCGGCTCGGATACATTTTCCCCGGCAGACCAGCCGTAGGTCTGCGATGTTGAAAAGGCTTTCCCCGTGCCGTCTGCCACATCAAGCTTTGCAGGAAAAGCAGAGGACACCAGATGGCCGCCCACGGTTGTGATGCCGGCGGTAACTAAGCTCGATCCAATTGCAGATGTCCCAAAATAGCCAGCAGCGCCATATAAAGCCCCGCCCGCATACCAGGCAACAGCCATCACAGCTATCATGGCCACAATGGCAAAGGGGTTTTTCTTGCCGGACCCGCCCGGTGTGGCACAGTAAGAAAGGGTGTCTGCCGGCTTTAAAATGCGGGCTGCCCGGTCAGGCTCCGGGATTAAAACCCCGTTTACGGCAGCGGCATAAGATATGCCAAGAGCTGGCACGCAATCAGCCAAAGCATCAGAAACGCTTGTTCCCGGTTCAATTTCGCTTATCTGCCTTGAGCGCACCGGATCAAAGGCGTTTGCAATATATATGAGCTTTACTTTTTCCAATGGTAAAAGCCTTTTATTTTTCTGCCCCAAAAACGATGGGAAAGCATAGTTTTAATCACGCCTGTTTCCTTTGTGGTATGGATAAACCGCCGGTTATTTATGCATACCCCGAAATGCTGGATCTCGTCTGGCGCCTCAGGATCAAGTGTCATTGTTACCACCGCCCCGGGTGCCGGGGTGTTTGCGGGTTCTAAGCGCCTGACAATTTCAATGCGGGCAATCTCTCCGATCTCAGATGTATCAAAGCAAGACACGGTAAAATCAGGCACGTCATAGCCTATGCGGCGGCATACCTCCATGAGCAGGCCCCAGCAGTCCAAACCCGCTTTGGGATCGCGGCCACCGTCAACAAAGGGCACGCCCATCAAATCGCTAAAATCCGGTGACATAAAACCCCCCGAATCTTTCAGAGTTGGAAAGCTCCCTGCACCTTGAAAGGGTTTTGTCGCACTCGGTTTCCGCACCGCTATAACCGCACGCATCGGATTTAAACACCCACTGGCACATGGGCAGAAGCCGCCGGGCAGGAAAACGCCTGGTCCAGGGGTTTGACGCGCCCAGGGTAAATGTTGCCCACTGGGGGTTTGTTTTTGGCTGGATGAGCTCAAAAAGGTGGTCCACTTCCGGGGTGTCAGATGCCAGGTTTAAAGAGTTTAAAACATAGATGGTACATACAATGGGCTCATAACCATTAGTCTTGCAATAAAAGTCATAGGCGTGCAGGTAATACTCGATCTCGCGGGACACGTTTGACACGCGCACATCCACACGCGGGACCTCGCCGGAATCGGCCTCGGAAATTTCATTGATCTCAAATGGAAACGCCTGCCAGGTTTCACCCTGCCAGGTTATATCTTCGGTGTTTGCCACCACCCGGATGGGCGTTGCCATTCCAGGGATTTCGATTTTTAAAGCCAGCAGAAAAACAGAATCGCTTGTGGCAATCTTGTTTTTTTCTTCAATAGCTACAGATGACAGGGGCAGGGGCATCTATACTTCCTCCACATTCAGCTTGACCTGCCTGGTCTGATAATTATTCCAGGTCCAGTTAAGCTCATCGTCTGAAAAGCGATAATTTCCAGTGCCCAAAAAGCTGTAGGTAAACATCCCGCCCTGGTTGGCTTCAAAAAAGGCTTCAAGTAGCGCGAAATCAGCCTCCCTTAAATAGTTCCAGGTAAGGGAAAAAGTTTTTCTGGCCCTGGAATGCCTTGCCCGGCTTTGCACATAGCCTGCCTCAAACTCTGTGCGCACCTGGGCCTTTACATTCTTGCCCCCGGATTGATAACTCGGATTTGGTATGTCTGGAAAATCTGCCAATGGCTTCACCCGCCTTTAACTCATTTCTGTTTTTTACTCACTACTCACTATTGACAACTCACTTGCTGCCTTCTCATCCTCCAATCGCATTCCTAAGCCCGCCCTTGTTGCGCTGATATGCGTCGATCCAGAGGCTTACAATCATACCCTGGGCGTCAAATTCGGATCTGGCCTCTGTTACCTCCAAACCCTGGACGGAATCGTTGTGGATCTCAATTCGCACATTTTGCGGCCCGGTCTGGGCCTTTACCCCCAGATCCCCGCCTATGCGGGTAAGTGGCATGATGGCTTCAGCCCCGGCCTCGCCCATAAGCCCGGCACCATTTGCCATGGGAAATATTGTGGGCTTGTCCACTATTCCGCCCCTGGCGTATTTTTCAACATGATAACCGCCGGAAAAAACGTTTCCGTGCTCGCTGGCAAACAAGCCACCAACCCAGCTGGAAATACCTTCAGACAGCCGCATCATTTGTTTTTGGATCATCATTTCGGTGATCATCCGGCCAAAGGATTCAGCGATTCTTTTGAATGAAAACTCGGCATCCCAAAGCATATTATTTAATTCACTGGAATACTGGACAGCCCAGCCGCTAAAGGCATCTGTCATATATGCAAAGGTTTCGCCTGCCTCGTTTTTAACTGTGTCAAAGGTGGCAGAAAACTTTTCCCCATACATTTCAATGGCACGATAGTAAGTGTCTTTGTCATCACCAAAAGCACCCACTGCCCACATTTCATTGATCCTGCCCAGATCCGAATACAGGTTTTCAAGGGGTGTTCGGGTCTGCTGGAAAATACTTTCATAATCCGAAATCATGTCCGGGGTGATGATCGCGGGCAGGCTATCCGGCTTTTCAAACCGGGGGCCCTTAATCTCCATTTTTCGCCACGCATCTTCAATCTTGCCGATATGCTCAGCCACCCGGTCAACATTGGCAAGCCCGGAAATGCCAGCCTGTAAATCAAAATCCTGCATGGATTTCAGGTTTTCAGATATTTCCTCTGTTTCGCCCCTTATGATGCGCCATGCTTCCGCCCCCGCTCTATCCGGCCGCATTAAAGCGGTGGAAAAGATATAAGCTCTCCGGGCATTTACAGCCAGATTGCCCATAAATCTCGCGGCTGTCTCTACTCCACTTGCAAAGCTCTCAACGTATTCAGGTATTCTTTGCTTGAGAAGTTCGTCATTGTCAGAAATCCATTGATTCGTATTCTCAAGCATATCGGAAAAGACAGGCAACAGCTCTTTTCCGATCTCCGTTTTCAAATCATCAATATTGGCGTTTAAGCGCCGCACCTCATAGGCGTAACTGCCTTGGGATCTCGCAACATCGCCAATGGCATCAGCTGATCCCTCCAGGATGAGCCGATAGGCTGTCATGGCCTTGTCAGCCTCAGTAAGCTCGTCTTTTGTGTTCGCCAGCCCAGCGTTTAGTGCCTCCTGCTGAATCTTGGTAGCACTGAGCATTACGCCATATTTTCGGAGTGGTTCATATTGGCCCGCTAATGCCGATTGGATGTCAC